GAAAACTTACAAAAGATGATATACAATCATTATTGAATCGTAAAGATTTGATTTTAATTTCATTAGATTACGTAGTCGATGAGAAGATAGATGGGGTGAAGTATTTTCCATTTGCTACGCAATCATCTGATTATGATGACACTGCAGCACTTATTGCTGAATTAGATGCAGTTGTTGGTGTCAATACGACCGCATTACACTGTTCTGCAGCATTGGGTGTTAAGACTATCTGTTTAGTACCAAAATGGCATCAGTGGCGCTATGCACAGCCTAGCATGCCTTGGTATCGTAGTATGTCACTCAAGTATCAAGAAGATAAAACATGGAAACAAGTCATTGAGTCAGTTAATATCTGAAGAATACAGAAAAATGCAAGCCAAATTGCATGAGAACCCTAACTATGGCATAGCTTCTACTTACTTTGCACCGATTGTTGATGACATCATTACCCAGTTTAAGATAAAAGATTTATTAGACTATGGTGCGGGCAAGTTAAGATTACGAGATAGTATTAAATCAGAGGTCAATTACATAGCGTATGAGCCTAGCAATCCTGATTATGATGCTACACCTGAACCATGCGAATTTGTAACTTGTATAGACGTTCTAGAGCATATAGAACCAGAGTTACTAGATAATGTACTCGATGACTTACAAAGAGTTGTAATTAAATATGGGCTATTTACGATTCATACAGGCCCAGCAGTAAAAACACTTCCAGATGGCAGAAATGCACATCTGATACAACAACCTTATACCTGGTGGCAACCTAAAGTTAAAGAACGATTTGAAATCGTCAGACAAGTTGCTATGGATAATGGTTACATTGTATTCGTAAAACACAAATAAGGATTCCTAAATGGCTTTCACAAATTACTCGAGCTTCGTCTCGACAGTAGAGAATTATCTCGCACGTTCAGACTTAACATCCGTTATCCCTGACTTTATCGAGTTAGCACAAGAACGTCTCTCAAGAGATTTAAGAGTGCAAGAGATGTTAAAAGTAGCAACTGCACCTACTGTTGCCGGCGATAAAAATATAGCATTTCCTGTAGACTTTTTAGAGTTAAGAGAAATACATATACAAGGCAATCCTGTATACACACTAGACTTTCAAACACCAGATAAATTCTTTAGAAATGGTAAGACAACAGAATCAGGTGTACCCACACACTTTACGATGTTAGGTGCTGAGTTTCAATTTGCACCAGTTCCAGATGGAACACAAACAGTACAAATACTCTATTATGCTAAACCTACCTTTATCGATGGCTCAACACCTAGTAATGTGTATTTAGCATATTTCCCTGATGCTTTGCTCTATGCAACTCTAGCAGAAGCACAACCATACTTAATGAACGATGAAAGAATCGCAGTATGGTCGTCTATGTATGATAGAGCAATCGCAAATATTAGAGAAAACGATAAGGGTGCAACATTCTCTAGTGCAACATTAAACGTAACAACTTCATAAGGAAACAATTATGGATTATAAAATTTGTGCTAGTTGCAAATTAGAAAAATCTGTAAGTAATTTTAGATGGAATAAAACAAGATATGAATCTTGGTGTAGTGATTGTAAAAAAATTCATAGAAAAGAATGGTATCAAAAAAATAGAGAATCAGAGCTACAAAAAGCTAAATATTATCATAAGCAAACATATCATCTAAAAAAAGAGCATAAGATAAAAAAAGCAAATGAATGGATAAAAAACAATCCAGAAAAATACAAAGTTTATGCTAAACGATGTTATGAAAAAAACAAATTAACAATCTTTGCATATCAAGCATTAATTAGAGCAAAAAAAAGAAATGCAGTTCCTAAATGGTTTGATGGCGTAAAAGATGAAGTTCAAAAAATATACATAGAAGCTAGGAAAAAAACGATAGAAACTGGAATACCTCACGAGGTAGACCATATTATCCCATTAATTAACGACTATGTATGTGGATTGCATGTTCCAAATAATCTTCAAGTTTTAACAAGATTTGAAAACAGAAGTAAACAAAATAAATTTAAGGAGTTTTAATTATGGCTGAATTCAGCGATTACCTAGAAAATGCGTTAATCAACGCAGTATTAAGAAACACAACATATACATCACCAGCAACAGTGTATGTATCACTTTACACAACAGACCCAACAGATGCAGATACAGGTACAGAAGTATCAGGTGGTTCATATGCAAGAACAGCAGTGACAATGGGTGCGCCATCTAATGGTGTATCTACAAACTCTGCTGATGTAACATTCCCTACAGCAACTGCTTCTTGGGGAACAGTAACACACATAGGCATACATGATGCTTCAACCAGTGGTAATTTATTATTCCACACACCACTCGACACATCTAAAACAATCGACTCTGGTGATATTTTTAAGATAACCACTGGCAATCTTTCTGTGACTCTTGCGTAGTAACATAATCTAACGCAAACTTGAGGATAAATACATGGCATTAGTTGTTAAGGATAGGGTTCAGGTCACAACAACCACTACAGGCACAGGTACAGTTACGCTTGGTTCAGCAGTAACAGGTTTCCAAGACTTTTCAGTCATAGGTGATGGTAATACAACCTACTATGCCATAACTTCTGGTAATGATTGGGAAGTCGGTCTAGGTACTTACACAGCATCAGGCACAACTTTATCTCGTGATACCATACTAGAATCTAGTAATAGTGGTAGTGCGATTACACTATCAGGCACAAGTAATGTATTCTGTACATATCCTGCTGAAAAAGCAATCTATACAGATGCAAATGATGTGTTAAATACAACAGAAATAAATCTTTCAACTTTAAAATTAAATGGCTCTACTTCAGGAACAATTACATTACAATCTCCAGCAGTGGCAGGAACAAATACGCTTACAATTCCAGCTGTAACAGGAAATATTTTAACAGATGGTGCAGCTTTACCAGCAATAGATGGTTCTGCATTAACTAACTTACCAGCACCATCAGCTTTATCTACAGCGAGTGGTTCAGCACCTAGTTATAGTGCAAGAGCATGGATTAATATGAATGGTACAGGAACTGTAGCAATCAGAGATAGTGGTAATGTGTCAAGTATTACAGATAATGGAACAGGGAGTTATACAGTAAACTTTACTACTGCTATGTCTGATACAAATTACTGTGGTATTTGTAATGGTTCTGTTATTAATAATGACTTAAATAGTTGGCATGGTGGTGTAGTAAATAGAACTACATCTTCTTTTAGAATTGATGTCGAAAATTTAAGTGATGCTGGGCAACGAGACCCTGATACTATATATGCAGTTATTTTTCAATAAGGAATAATTATGGACAAAAGAATAGTATATACAAATGATGACGGCACAATCTCCATAATCGTTCCAGCAGATTGTGGTTTAACGATTGAAGAAATAGCAGCTAAAGATGTACCAGCTGGTAAAGAGTATCATATCGTAGACAAGTCAGAAATACCTTCTGACAGAACTTTTAGGAACGCATGGACATGGGAATAAAAATAGACATAGCTAAAGCTAAAGACATTACTAAAGACAAACTTCGTGCAGAACGCAAACCATTATTAGAAGCATTAGATGTAGAGTTTATTAAAGCACAAGAGCAAGGTGCAGATACCACTGCTATTGTTACTGAAAAACAAAGACTGCGTGACATTACTAACACTGTTGATAGTATGACAACTGTTGAAGAACTAAAAGAAGCAAGTTGTAATTAATGTTTGGCATAAGTGCATTTTCTCAATCATCTTTTTCTACACTAGGAGCAGGTGCAGTCCTATTAGGACAAGCAAGTGTTACTGCTGATGCTACAGTTGTATCTACTGCTGTAAGATTACGCACATCTAGTGGTGATATATCATCTACTGCCACAATAACATCTGATGCAATACTAATACTCAATGGTATTTGTAATATCAACGCATCTAGCTCTGTAACAATAGATGCTACAAGATTGCGTACATCACCTGCCATTATAAATGGCACAGCAAGTGCATCTATTACCTACTTACGAATAAGAACAAATAGTGGTGCTATTGCAGGTTACGCGTTATTTGATGCAGAAGGATTCTCTCTCGCAGTAGCCAGTGGTTCTATATTCTCTAATGTCAGCGTTACTGCTAACGGATTTAGTGAATCATTGGCAAGTGCAATTATAGATGGTGATGCAACTGTATTAGCATTAGGTGGTGTTGAATTTAATAGTTTCCCTAATATCAACGCAACAGCATTAGCAGAATGTTTAGCAAATGCTACATTTAGTGGTGATGCAATTATAAACTCTAATGGAACAATCACAGCATTAGGCACAATATTAGGTGAAGAATGGACTGACACACCATTTGGAACAGAATCATGGACAGATACATCATTTAGTACTGACACATGGATACAACAGGAAACAGGTTCAGAAACATGGACAAATATAACAGCAGAAACAGAAACATGGTCTGATGTTTCTATTGGAAACGAAAACTGGTTACAACAAGGATAAAATATGGCTAAAAATAAGATTTCAGAATACTCAAATACCGCAGCAAGTAATACTGATGTAGCAAACATTAACATAGCGGAAGGTTGTAGCCCCTCGAACATAAACAACGCTATTAGAGGTGTAATGGCTCATTTAAAAGATTTTCAAGCTGGTAATGTTACAGGTAATGCACTAGCAATCGCTGGTGGTGGAACAAATGCAGAAAATGCGACAGATGCTAGAACAAATTTAAGTGCAGCTAAAAGTGGTGCTAATTCTGATATTACGTCTTTAACAGGTCTTACAACTCCTTTATCTACATCACAAGGTGGTACAGAATTAACTAGCTTTACATCAGGTGGTGCTATGTATGCAACAAGTACATCTGCATTAACAACAGGAACTTTGCCTGTAGCTTCAGGTGGAACAGGTTCTGCATCATTAACAGCTAATAATGTATTATTAGGAAATGGTACATCAGCATTTCAAGTAGTTGCTCCTAGCACATCAGGTAATGTATTAACATCTAATGGTACAACATGGCAAAGTGAGCCTTTGTCTGTAGATAAATTATCAACAGCAAGTGGTTCAGCTCCTAGTTACAGTGCAAGAGCATGGGTAAACTTTAATGGAACAGGCACAGTAGCCATTAACGAAAGTGGAAATATAAGTAGTATTACAGATAATGGTACAGGTGATTACACAGCAAACTTTACCAATGCCATGCCTGATGCTAATTATAGTATAGCTTTATGCCTAACAGCTGGTGACTTAAATGAAACTCAATTTAGATTATTAGCAGCAAATGTTAGCTCTGCTCCAACATTGAAATCTACAACTCAAGTCAGAGTTTCATCTGCAACTGATATTTATGATGCGTCTATTTCAATATTTAGATAAGGTAAAATTATGGACAAAAGAATAGTATATACAAACGATGATGGAACAGTTGCAGTCATTATTCCAGCAGATTGTGGTTTAACGATTGAAGAAATAGCAGATAAAGATGTTCCATCTAATAAGGAATATTGGATAGTTGATGTTTCTGAAATTCCTTCAGATAGAACTTTTAGAAACGCATGGGAGTGGAAATAATGGCAATACAAATTAATATAACAAAAGCTAAAGACATTACTAAAGATAGACTTCGTGCAGAGCGTAAACCTAAGTTAGAAGCATTAGATGTTGCATTTATTCAGGCACAAGAATCTGGCTCTGATACATCTGCTATCGTTGCTAAAAAACAGCAATTAAGAGATGCACCTGCACAAATAGATAGTATGATAACAGTAGAGCAACTAAAGGCAGCGAAACTACCAGATGTAGGAGTTTAAGTGGCTACACAACGTATAATATTTGATGAATGGTTACCTGACCAACCATCAGTAAGTAAATCAGTTAGAGAAGCATTAAATGTCGTGCCTGTATTAAATGGCTATACATATCTTAACAGTGCCGCTAATTACTCTGCTGCTGCATCAGAAAACCTTAATAATGTATTTGCAGGTAAGTTTGGTGGAACTGTGACTGTGTTTGCAGGTGGACCTACCAAACTATTTAAGTTAGACAACACTGATTTAAGTTTAGATGATGTATCTAGTGGTACATACTCTGGCAATGGACGTTGGCAGTTTGTTCAGTTTGGTCAAAATATGTTGGCTAGTAATGGCACACAAAGAATACAACGATGGACATTAGGTAGTTCTACTGCGTTCTATCAATCATCTACATTTGTATCAGGCACATACACTCGTAGTGGTACTACTGTAACAGCTACTATTACAAATCATGGATTAACAAATGGTGCGACATACGAGGTTGATATTACAAGCGGTGATGGAACAAATGGTGAATATGTTATATCAGTCACAGATGCTAATACCATTACTTATACAGATACTAACTCTGGCACAACTTCAGGGAATATTCGTGTATTAACATCTATTGCACCTATTGCTAAACATCTTACTATTATTCGTGACTTTATTGTTGGTGCATATATAGAAGCAGGTACATATCCAAACAGAGTACAATGGTCTGATGTAAATGACCCAACTTATTGGGATAGTGATGGTGCATCATTAGCTGATTTCCAAGACATTGAAGATGGTGGCGACATAACAGGCATCACTGGTGGTGAGTTTGGTGTTATTTTATTAGAAAATGCTATTGTGCGTATGTCATTTGTGGGTAGCCCAAATATATTCCAGTTCGACACAATCGCTAGAGGTGTTGGTTGTATTGAGGGTGGTTCAGTTACACAATATGCAGGTGTGACATACTTCTTAGGTGCTGATGGTTTTTATGCTTGTGATGGTCAACAAGTGATTCGTATCGGTGCTGAAAAGGTTAATCGTTACTTCTTTAACAATGCCAACATTGGTGATATTGATTCTATCTCAGCTTCTATTGACCCTGAACGTAACGTAGTCATGTGGGATTATGCTAACGTATCTGGTAGCCGTTCACTTATTATTTATAACTACCAAACACAAAAATGGTCAGAAGCAGAAACAGATGTAGACTTTCTATCTACGCTATCATCAACAGGTGCAACTTTAGACGGATTAGACAGTGCTTATGATGTTACCGCAGGTTCATTTGTAATAGGTCAGTATTACACTATCAGAGAAGTAGGCACAACAGATTTTACACTTATCGGTGCAGTAGCTAATACAGTTGGTGTATTATTCCAGGCAACAGGAGTAGGCACAGGCACAGGTGTAGGAATAGACCAAGCCGCAGCTACTACAGGTCTTAAATCATTAGATGCTTTATCAGCATCTTTAGACGACAGAATATGGGCAGGCGGTAAATTTTTATTTGGTGGCGTTCGTGATGACAGAATTATTGTGTTTACAGGTACTCGTAAAACAGCTACTTTAACGACTAATGATTTAGAGTTTGGTTATAACACCCTTGTAACGCTTGTTAGACCATCTGTAGACAATGGTAGTGCAGATGTGCAAATAGCATCAAGACGTGAACTTAATGACAATATTAATTTTAGCACAGCCGTATCAGCAGACGCAGAAGGTCGTGTTGGATTAAGAAGTCATGGTCGTTATCATCGTATCTCAGTCACACCAACAGGTGCAAACTGGACATTAGCCATAGGATTAGATTTAGACGTTAATCAAGCAGGGAACAGGTAATGGCACGTTCCGATATGTATAGAAAGCTACCATGGCGTGGTGGCAATCCTAGAGAAGTAGCAGAAGTTGTTAATAACCTTGTAGAAGGTAAATCTAACAACACAGGATTTTTAACTCTAGATACAGGTTGGGCTACATCTACGACATTGTTTGATGAACGTATTGGCAATAACTCTGTTATCTTATTTGCGCCCTCTAGCGACTCTGCTGAAGCAGATACAGCACCTTATGGTGAATTTACTTCTACAACACAACAGTTAGCACCTAGTGCTGGTAATACAGCTGTAGTGACATGGGACACAGAGCATGAAGTTAATGGTGTCTATATAGATGTTAGTAATGATTCAAGACTATATGTGCGTAATGGTGGCATTTATGATGTTACCTTTTCTCTACAATTAGCTAATGCTAATAACGATGCAGAATATGCAGATGTATGGTTTAGAGTCAATGGCAGTGATATAGCAACTTCTGGTAGACGATTTGGTT